GTTGATCGCCTCGGGATCGGCGTTGAAATGCTCGGCGCTCATGGCTTGCAACCGCGCGATCATGGCGTCGATCTCGGCTTTCCTCGCGATGAATGCGTCGGTGGCGGTGCGCTTCGTGGTCATCTCGGTCTCTCCTCTGTGGGCTTTGCCCGTTGCTCTATGAGGACCACCATACAGCGTCCAGCGGCGCAGTCAACAGTCATTTATGTGTCCTGCGAAAAAAATCGCACGCAGCCCGTTGCAAGCCGCGCGACATGCGGTTAGGGTCCACGTCGAAGGAGGGCCAACCATGCTCTACACAATGCAACAACTCCGAGAGCGGCTCGGCGACCGGCGGCTGACCGTCGTCGCCCAGGCGACCGAGATCGCATACGACCGCCTCTGGCGCCTGATGACGGCCAAGCAGGAAGCGACCGAAAGCGATCTCGCCGCCCTGACGGCATACGTCGAAAGGCAGCAGGCATGATCATCCTAGGCATCGATCCCGGCAAGCAGGGCGCTTTCGCCGCCCTCGACGTGACCGAATGGAGCGTCACCACCTACGACATGCCCGACACAATCGACGGCCGGCGCGAACTGCTCTCGGCCATCGGCAGGGTGTCCGTCGCGTGGGTCGAGCGGCCGTTCTACCCACAGAAGATCGGGGTGCGGCATGTCGCCACCATCGCGGAAGGCTTCGGCATCCTGCAAGCCTGCCTCGCCTTTGCCGGCGTGCCGACACGCTTCGTCGAGCCTTCGGCATGGAAGAAATCCCTGCGCCTGTCGGCCGACAAGGCGGCCAGCCGGCAGCTAGCGTCGATGACATGGCCCGACGATGCCGAGCAGTGGAAGCTGGTCAAGCATGATGGCCGCGCCGAGGCCGCCCTGATCGCACTCTACGGATGGAGTAAAAGATGATCCGACACGACATGACGAACGAAGCCTACCATCTCGACCCGGCGATCTCGTCGTCGGACGTGAAGACGGTCTATCTGAAATCCCTACGGCACTGGAAATACGAGGTCCGCAAGGGGTCGACCGCCTTCGACCTCGGCAGCGCCGTCCACGCGATGGTCCTCGAGCCGGAAAAGGAACTCGTCCGTCGCGGGCCTGCCGACCGCCGTGGTGACAAGTGGCGCGATGCCAAGATGGCCGCCGACCTCGACGGCATCATCCTGCTCCCCGATGCCGAATACGACCTCGCCGAGACCATCGCGGCGTCAGCCATCGCGCAGATGCCGGAATGGATGGATCGCCCGCGCATCACGGAGGCCAGCTTCTTCGCGCTCGACAGCATCACCGGGATGCACATCAAATGCCGGCCCGACATCTTCATCGAAAGCGAAGGGCTGGTCGTCGATCTGAAGACATGCACGTCGGCCAGCCCGCGCCTTTTCTCACGCGATGTCCACAACTATGGCTACGCGCTGCAAGCGGCCTTCTACCTTCGCGTGCTGCAAGAGGCCGGCTTCGACGCCCGTCGCTTCGTTTTCCTCGCGGTCGAGAAGGAGGCGCCATTTGCCGCTTGCGTTCACGAGATCGATCCCGACTACATGCTCGTCTGTGACGCGATCATCACGCAGACCCTGCTCAACATCCAACAGGCCGACCGCAGCGGCAACTACGACACCGGCTGGCCCGAGGTAAACATCATCGGACGGCCATCGTGGGTGACCGCCGACGAAGACACCGACTTTTGACAACCCGCCAAAAAGGAGAGACCGATGGCGAACAGCGATGACTTCCTCAAACTTGTGATAAAGAACGTGAAGTTCGTGTATCCAAAGTTGGACAAGACCTACCGTTTCAACACGGCCAAAAAGCAGTCGGAAGCATGCCCGCCGACCGCGCAGGGCGCGGCATGGTCCATCGGCTTCGAGATGCCCGTGGCCGAGGCAACCGCGATCCGCGCGCAGGTCAAGGCCCATTACGAAGCCTGCCAGCCCCGCAACCCGAAGTTGCCGGCTTTCAGCAAGATCTTCGGCGCCAAGAAGACCGAGGACGGCAAGAGCGTCATCATGGTGGCGAAGCGCAGCGGCACGCGCTCGGACGGCACCGCCAACAGCCCGCCGAAGGTCGTGGACGGCCGCAAGAACGATCTCGACAATCTCGCCATCTGGTCAGGATCGACAGGCAGCGTGATTGTCAACGCATTCCCGGCCGTCGATCCAGAGGGCGTCGGCGGCATCAGCATGATCCTCAATGCCGTCCAGGTCGTTGAAGCAATCTACGGCGGCGACACCCTAGACGACTTCGACACCGTGGCGCCGCCCGCGAACAGCCGGTCGGATCTCGACGACTTCGGGCCGTCGCCTGTTGCCAGCGCACCACCTCCTGCGGCAATGTCGAAGCCTCTGAACGAGGTGTTGGGAGACGACATCCCGTTCTGAGGATAAAAAAGACCCCGGCGGCGGGGAGGGCGCTGCCGGGGTCAGGAGGATGCACAAGCAATGCAGATGGGAGAGACCTGCGATGCACAAGATAAAGCAGGCCAAAGGTGCTGGCAACACTAGATATTGGGGCAACGCATGACGCCCCGCTTTTTGCTGGCTCACGGAGCGCGCCAAACGCTCATCGATAAGCCCGGCGCCGAATACGACAGCATCGACTTCACCGGCATCATCGCCCGCGTGAAGGAGCCGACCGCCGTCGAGAAGACGGTGGCCGACTTCATCATTCCGTCGACCTACCGGCACCACGACGGCCGCTCCCATGACGCCCAGCGCCAACGGGGCAGCTATCGTATGCTCGCCCTCGACATCGACACCGGCCACCCGAAGAAAGAAGATGTCGTCGAGGCCATCGAGGCGGTCTGCGGCCGCGTTGCCATGCTCGTCTACTCGTCCTCAAGCGCCACCAAAGAGCAGCCGAAATGGCGCGCGCTGATCCCGCTCAAGGCCGATCTGACCGGCGCCGCCTACGAGGACGCGCAGGCCGCCCTGTTCGATCTGCTCGCCGCCCGTGGCATCCAATGCGACCCGGCCCTCGCCCGCTGCGGCCAGCCCGTCTTCCTCCCCAACATTCCCCCGGACCGTCGCAAGCCCGATGGTCGGCCGATCTTCTACGACACCTACATCCAACGCGACCGGGCTTTCGAGATCGAAGGCAGCCGGATCGAGGTCGAGATCCACGCCCGCCAACAGCGCGAGCAGGAAGCCGCCGCGCAGGCCGCCGCCGAGCGAGCAGCCCGTGAGCAGGAGCGCGCCGCGCGTCGGCTGGAGAGGCCGCAGGAGGTCGATCCCGTTGAGGAGTTCAACACCCGCCACAGCATCGCCGACCTGCTCGCCAAATACGGCTACGACCGGCGCGGCTCCTCGTCACACTACCGCTCGCCGATGCAGTCGTCAGGCTCCTACGCCACGCGAGATTACGTCACCCACTGGGTCAGCCTCTCGTCGTCCGACGCGGGCAATGGCCTAGGGCGGGCGAAAGCCCTCGGGCCGCACTCATACACTTGGGGCGATGCGTTCGACCTATTCGCCTACTTCGAACACGGCGGCGACATGAAGGCGGCGGTCCGCGCCTACGGGGCCGAAATCCGCGCGCAGACCCTTCTGCCGGCTCCCGAGACGCGCGCTGACAGCCTCGACGACTTCGACTATGTGCCGACCGCCGTCGCCGAGGATGCCGCTCCTGCGGCCGCTCCTGAAGCCGCTCACGATGGCTTCGACGACGACATCCCGGCCGCCGATCCGCCACCGGACGACGCCTGGCCTACGCCCTTCACCCGCTTCGACGCTGCCGGCATCCCCAAGCGGCGGTGGGTCTATGGCTACGACTATGTGCGCTCCTACGTTAGCGTTCTCGCATCGGCCGGCGGGATCGGCAAAAGCAGTCTCGTCACTGTCGAAGCCCTCGCCATCGCCACGGGCCGCGAACTGCTCGCGACGAAGGTCAAAGAGCGGGCCAACGTCTGGCTCGTCAACCTCGAAGACCCCGTGGACGAGATGCACATGCGAACGCTCGCCGCCATGAAGCACTACGGCCTGAAGCCCGCCGACGTGGCCGGCCGCCTGTTCATCGACGGCGAGGACACTTTCCAGCTTACGCTCGCCGCCGAAAGCCGCGACGGGCTGCTCAAGAATGACGCCATGCTCGAGGCGATGATCCAGCGCGTCCGGCGGCACGAGATAGGTGTCGTCATCTTCGACCCTTTCGTCTCGACGCATCTGGTGAACGAGAACTCGAACGGGTCGATCCAAGCCGTCGTCGCCATGCTACGCAAGCTGGCACGCGATGGCGACTGCTCGGTGATGCTTGTCCACCATGTCCGCAAAGGCAACGGCGATGACGCATCCATCGACAGCGTTCGAGGAGCCGGCGCGCTCATCGGCGCAGCCCGCGCAGCCCGTGTCGTCAATCGCGTGTCCGAAGAAGACGCCCTGAAACTCGGCGTCGATCCCGGCGAGGCCCGTGGCATCTTCCGCGTCGATGACGGCAAGGCCAACCTCGCGCCGCCGTCGCACGCCGCCGTCTATCGCAGGATGGCGTCTGTCGAACTGGAGAATGGCGAGTGGATCGGCGTTTGCACCCCATATGATCTGCCAGATGAATGGAGCGGAATGTCCGATAAAGTCGTCAATGAAATGCTGCGAATGATTGAAATCGGAATGAAAACAGACGACGGGTCTGAAGAATACTATTCAATTAGGCCGCAGGATAAAGACCGCTTCGTCGGGCAAGTCATCACCGGCTATAAGTTCGACAATCCAGACGACACGAAGAACGACGGGCAGGCCAAACGCATCGTGAAGATGTGGCACGAGCGCGGGCTGCTCGAGGAGTTCGACTATCGGTCGGAAAAGCAGCGGAAGGACCGTCGTGGCGTGCGGCCTACAGGGCGCGTTGGAGAGCAGTTTTGACCTGCGCCACTGGATTTCAGAGGGCGGTTTCAGTGGCGCGCCAGCGGCGCAAAGTTTGTCTGCGCCACTGGCCGCTGCCCTATAGGGTAAACCTAG